ATGGGTTGGTATGACGAGGAGATGAGTCCAGAAGTATTTACTAATTCAGATATGAACGATGTTGTAGCATTGTTTAACCATGATGCAAACATGGTGCTTGCTAGGACTAAATCTGGTACATTAAAATTAAACTTAACTGGAAATGCTTTAGAGTATTCTTTTGAAGCACCAAATACAACTTTAGGCAACGATCTTTTAGAAATGGTTAAACGTGGAGATGTTTACCAAAGTTCATTTGCCTTTAGTGTAGAAAAAGAAGATTGGGAGGAAAATGGCGGTGGTAAGCCAAAGAGAATAATCCGCAGTATTAAAAAGGTATATGATGTTTCTCCGGTGACTTACCCAGCCAACCCTGACACAATGGTTGCAAAAAGGAGTTATGAGCAAATAGCTGGAAAGGTAGATGAGGATTTACAAAGTGTAATTGATATATCTGTTAAATCAGAGATTAATATTGATAACGAGTTACGCAGGAATGCCCTGCATTTACTAAAATTAAAAACAATTTAAAATGAATTCTAAGGAATTAAGAGAAAAGCGGGCTTCCGATTATGCGATAATGGAAGACCTACAAAAAAGAGCAGCAGCCGAAGGTCGCTTAATGTCAGCTGATGAGTTGGCACAGTGGGATCAAGCGGATGCCTCTTTTAAAAGTTATACAGACCAGATTTCTCGTTTAGAAAGATGGAATGAAATCAACTCTGAGTCAAGAGGATTAAGCGAGGTTGAGCAAACAGTTGCTGCAATGCCTACTAATCAAAGAGAGATTGTAAAGTCTCCTGAATATCACTCTGCATTCATGAAGGCTATTGCCAAGAGAGAGTTAAACAACACTGAGCGTTCATTGCTTCGTGAGATGCGTGGTACTGCAACTATTACGACTGCAGAGACTGGCTTGGCTGGTGGTTATGTCATTCCTTACCAATTCTCAAACGAGTTGGAAAGAACAATGGCATATTATGGACCAATGTTACAGGTTAGCCGTATTATAACTACTCCTCAAGCTGGCACATTGTACTGGCCAAAGGTAAATGACACTGGAACAAGTGCTAACTGGCATACAGAAGGTAATGCTGTGACTGTACAAGACATGACCTTTACAAGAGAGACTTTTGCAGCTCACGTTTGTAACACATTGGTTAAGGTATCTGTTGAGTGGGCAAATGATGAGTTTGGTCTATTAAATAGCGAATTACCTATCATGTTAGGTGAGCGTTTAGGTAGAGCGTTAAACACTGCGTTTACAACTGGTGATGGCTCTGGTAAACCAACTGGATTTAAAGACGCTGCTCCATCCGGTGTAGAATCTGCATCTACTGGCGCGTTTACTGCTGCTAACCTTGTTGACCTTGTTCACTCTGTTGACATTGCTTACCGTAACTCTCCATCTGCTGCATTTATGATGCATGACCAGATTTTGAGTGCGGTTAGAAAGTTAAATTATGATACTGCAAACAATCCATTGTTCCAGCCATCATTGAGAGAAGGTACACCTGATAGATTATTGGGATACAATTTCTTTGTGAATAATGATTTACCATCTACACAAGCTGCAGATGCAAAGATTATTTACTTTGGAGATTGGAGCAAATATATAATCCGTGCGGTTGCTAATAATGTCCTTGTGCCATTGCGTGAGCGTTTCATGGATGAGATGGAAATAGGTTTCTTAATGTATGCTCGTTATGATGGCAAGTTGCTTAATACGGCAGCAATTAAGCACCTTAAGAATCTGTAAACTTTCATTGGGGATCTAATCTGGAGGACTTGAAACATAGTCCTCCATTTTAAAATATAATAAAATGGGTTGGAAAGTAACGACTGCACCGGTAAATGAACCTTGGACATTGCAAGAGGTTAAAGATTATTTAAAGATTGATGACTCAAACGAGGACACAATGATAAATACTTTAATTAAAGGTGCAAGGATGGTGGCAGAAAGTTATCTTAACCAAGCATTAATAACACAAACAATAACGGAGAAATTTGATAGGTTGTCTAATCCTACTATTTATCTTAGTGTATCTCCAGTTATTGCAGTTACTAATTTCCAGTACGCAGATAGCCAAAATACTACGCAAACCTTTGCATCTACTAATTATGTCGTTGACACATTCAGTAAGCCTGCAAGGTTAACGCTTGGCTACGGCAAGACATGGCCAACACTTTATGGGAATATAAATGATGTTACGATTACTTATACGGCTGGCTACGATACAGAAAGTAGCGGTGTACCATACCAAATAAGACAAGCTATTTTATTAATGATAGCTGATACATACGAGAATAGACAAGATTACGTTAGAAAGCTACCAACGGCTTCTCAATATCTTTTAGACCAATATAGAGTTCAATATTTCTAATGAAATACAACAAAAATGAAATTATTGGTCGAATGCGTGATAGGATTACCATCCAAAATGTCACACGTTCAAAATCAGATACAGGCTTTGCCCAGGAGTCATGGGCAGATAGTGCCATAGTTTGGGCGAATGCCGAAAGCAAGTTACCTCCATCCAATGAAACGGTAATTGATGGGAAGAATACTGCTAAAAATATAAGTGACTTTACAATAAGATATACGACAGGCATAGATGAAGAAAGTCGTATTATATGGAATGACAAACTGTATCAAGTTAGAAATATAAAGGTAAGTCACGATAGAAGATTTATAAGTTTTCAAGGCGAATTCTACGACTCATACATACTTACCGGTGTTTCCGTTGCTGCCATCCTTTCAGCCAATGCAAGCCTATCTTCCAATGTTAAGGTGATACATAATGTGCTTGCTGCTATGAATGCAATAGCAACAACGAACGCTGAAATAGTTGTTAGCCAACAAGGTCAAGTATTACTTGACTCTTCCCTCTCCGCATCTGGCAATGTTTCTGCTGATGCTACAAAAGTGATAAAAATTAATAGCGATGTTACTGCAAATGGCACTTTAGCTGCTTCGGTGACAAAAGCTATAAATATAGATAGCACACTAAATGTAAATGCTACTTTAGTTGGCGATGCTTTAGTGAGCAAAACATTATTAAGTACATTAAATGCAAGTGCTACGACATCGGCTGCGGTTGATGTTGTGACGCAAGGTTTAGTAAGTGTAGATGCAGCTTTAACAGGATTAGGCACTGTTTCTGCTGATATTTTCCGTACAGTTACATTAGAAAGTAGTTCAAGCACAAGTGCAACAACAGAATTAAACGCTACGCTTACCAAAGTCATTGAGGCATCAATGAACGCTGCTGCAATTACTGAAAGTGCTGCACAGTTAACGATTGCCGTTAACGCTGAAACTAATGCAATTGCTACAACATCAGCAGATGCTACACTATCATATACAGTCAATGCCGAGTTAAACGCTACGGCACAAACAACGGTTAATGCACAGATAACGAGGATTATTTCTGCAGACATGACTGCAACGGCACAGACAAGTGTTGAGGCTGGCATTGGTGTTACATTTGTTTCTTCATTAATGGCTGCTGGTTCTGTGACTAATGCTGAATTGTTTAGAACGGCAACGCTTGAAAGTTTTTTAACTGCAAACGGCACAACGACATCAGCAATTACAACGGCTAAGAATATTTCGGCAAGTGTAAGCGGAGCGGCAACGGTGACGAACAGTAATTTACAATTATTTGACCCTAATTTTTCATCAGTACAATTATTATTGCATGGGAATGGAACAAATGGAAGTACTACATTTACCGATAATTCAAACAACAACTTTAGTTTAACAAGAGGTGGAAATACAGTTATTTCAACTGCGCAAAGTAAATTTGGAGGAGCAAGTATTTTATTTGATGGAGCTGGAGATTATTTACAAATACCTAATAATTCAAATCTTACATTAGGTACTGGTGATTTTACTATGGAATTTTGGATATATCCATTAAGTCAACCTGGTTTATTTAATACAATTATTGGAGGCGATGCAACGTCTCAACCAATAGTAAATTTAAGAGGTAGTGGCACGAGTTCAAGTATTAGTATGAATGTTTTTGGAAGTGCCGATATATTTAATGAATCCTTTACATTTACTCAAAATAATTGGTATCATGTTGCAATTTCAAGAAGTGGTACAAGTCTAAAAGTATATGTTAATGGAAATCAAATAGGTCCTACAATTACAAATAGTACAAATATATCAGCTCCAATAACGTGTGTAGGAGGTCTTATTTCCTATGCACAAAATTTTAATGGTTATATAGATGATGTAAGAATAACAAAAGGAGTTGCAAGATATACTGGGTCAACATTGACAGTACCTACAAGGGAATTTTTAGACCAATAAACCTAACACGATGAAAATAGCCATTTTTACAAACATCAACTCCCCTGCTACCGACTTTTACCGAACGGTTGGCTGCTATGCCTACATGGGGCATGATATAAGATACCTTGCCATTGAATCGGCAAAGTGGTATGATTTAATGGATGTTGATGTAGTAGTGGCTAAATCTCCTAATGGAATGCCTTACTTTGAGATGCTAAGAGAGTGTAAAAGGATGGGTAAGAAGATTATTATTGACCATGACGATAATCTACACGAAACAACACGCACTAACCCTGCACACCTTGGACTAAGCCATGAGGCAATGCGAAAAACGGTTGAGAATTGCTTTGGCTTTGCTAACCACATTATTTATTCTACTCATGCCTTGCAAAAGTATTATATGAAATATCATGAAGGCATTGCAAGCACAGTTATAAATAATGGATGGAATCCAATCATTCAGCCATTTATGCCAGTGCCTAAGATAGAAGATAAGATAAGATTTATATGGAGAGGCTCAATGCACCACTTGGATGACATAGGTAGCATAGCAAGTTATATTAATGAGTTAGCGAAAGATGAAAGCTGCGATGTTGCCATGCTTGGCATTCAAGATTTTATCATGGCTCATCTATTTCCAAAGGTGAAAACAAAGGAATGGAATAGTAGTTTATTTGGCTACTTTGAAACATTAAACAATAGCCAATGTCACTACGGCTTATTTCCGTTACTCAAAAACGATTTTAACTTTGCAAAGAGCAATATATTTGCCATTGAGATGTTAGTCGCTGGTGGTGTAACGATTGCGCCAAAGGGCATACCAGAGTACAACATTCCAGGTGTAATAAAGTATGAGAAGTTTGGCGATGTCATGGAGGCAGTGAAAAACAAAGACTTTGACAGAGAGGCAATAGTAAAGGAGGGAAGGGAATATTTGAACGATGTGCTTAGAGTGGATAAGCAGAACAAAAAAAGAGAACTAATTTTAAATAATTTAAACTAATAAACTATGGCGGCTTTTTCAAATTATTTGGAAGACCAAATAACAGGATGGATTGCAGGTACATCAATGACTGCTCCGACTGCTACATTTGTACAATTGTATAATGGTGATCCAACAGACGCAGGATCCGGTGGTACTGCTCTTTTTACAAGATACCAAGTTGCATCTGGTGCAGGTTCTTGGACAAGAGGTACAGGAGGAAATGGTACAATTACGAATGCATCTGCTTTTACTATTACATCAAGTGCAACAGCTACTGCATCTGCTACTCACGTTGCGGTATGGGATGCATCTGCAGCTGGTAATTTACTATTTTATGGTGCTTTGACAACTGCTAAAACAATTGCATCTGGTGATGAGGTTAAATTTAACACAAGTGCTTTAACGTTAACAGTTGCTTAAATAATAGGAGAATGCTTATGTGTTCTCCTATTTAAATTTTTACAATGACTTATATCACGCAGAGCCAAATATCAAGGTTAAAAAGAGCAAGTGGAACAGGTGCTAAGACAAGAGGTATTTTTGCTAATGGCTTAGCTGAAACTGTTATAGAACTTAATGATATATTAAGTAAAATAACCATTGATAAAAGGATGGATGTTATTAATGCTGGAATGCCTGCTGCAATAAATGTATATAAGTCTCTTATTCCTATATCTAAAAAAGAACATAAAATAAGTACGTTTGCTAAAGGTGTAGGAAAGTCTGGAGGTAATGCTGATTATAGATATATAGTTAAGCCTGGTAACCTTCAAAGATCAATAAAAGGTTTAAGCCAATTATTAAAAAAATACAAGTGGAATAGTGGAGCAATTGGTCCTCATTATTTAGCACAACCAATAGGTTCTACTTTAAATAGTGAACAAAAATACGATGGCTTTTATGCTCACATGGTTTACGGCTCTGCAAAAGCATGGAGGCAAAAAATAGTTTTAAAAGCAAAAAATATGTCTGCATCTGTTGTTTATCCTAAGATGGTAGCAGAGGCAAAGGAAGTAGTTAAGATGTACCCTAAAAAGTTTTGGGAATGATAGGAAAGGTAATATACGGAAGGTTAAGCGCAGAGCCTACAGTTATAGCGATTGTAGGGCAAAAAATATATCCTGATTTGACACCTCAAGATGTGCAATATCCTTTCTGTGTTTACACTATTGTTAATTCTACTCCAGTTGATTACAAGGATGGACAAAGTAATTTGGAGGAGGTGCAATTTCAAATAGATTGCTATACTCAAAGCTATGATACTACGCAAGAACTCGCAAACAACATAAGAAATAGCCTTGATAGATTTGTAGGGACTGTAAATGGAGTTGAAGTGCAAACCATTAAATATATGTCCAGCGATTCACAAGTATATAATCCTACCTTAAATGTATATTGGATGTCAGTTGATTTTATGGCAAGAATGAAAAGATAATTATGAAACTAAGATTAATAAAACCGTGGAACGGTAAGCCAGTAGGCGCAACAGGTGTATTCCTTTCCGACTTTGGCAAGCAACTTGTAGCGGATGGCATTGCTGAGCATCTTGATGATGACTTTGTAGTAGAGCAAATGCCTGAAAAGAAAAAACAAGAACCACCTCAACCTATTTATGTTCCTGTGCCTATGCCTATGGAATATTTCCAGGATGAGAATGAATTGGAAAAAATTGATGTTAATATAGATTTGTCAAAAGCTAAAAAATAATAAAATGGCAACAACTGGAATTATTAACGGTACGTTGATGCGACTATACAAAGATAGTACTGCTATCGGTTACGCGACATCCTGCCAAATGAACATCACTGCTGCTATGCGTGAAATCTTAACCAAAGATAGCGCAAGCGGTGGATGGAGAGAAGTTAAAAAAGGTCAGCTTTCAGGCACACTGTCAACAGAGGCATTGTATGCTGGGCCTGGCGATTCATCTACAAACTACTTGTTTGATGATCTCTTTACAGATTTGATAAGCGGCACTGCTTTAACTATTAAGTTTACTACTGATGTTAGCGGTGATAACGTGTTTACAATGTCTGCCATCTGTACATCATTGGATTTAAACGCAGCCGTAGAGGAAAATACAAGCTACTCAGCTTCGTTTGAAGTTACAGGTGCAATTACAAAGTCAGTTAAATCTTAGAATTAAAAATTACCTAAAATGAAAACAATAAAAATAGCTAATGCGGACATTCCAGTAAAATTTGGTATGTTCGTTTTAGGTACATTTTTAAGGGAGAGGAATCTTAAGCTAAGTGACCTCTCCCAACTTGGCGAAGACCTTTTATTTGCCCTTGAACTTGCCTTTGCCGGTGTGCAAGCAGGATACAAAGCAAAAGGAGAGAAATGTCCATATACCTTAGAAAAGTTTTGCGATTTGGTAGACTTGGACAAAGGAGGAATAAATAGGATAACAGAATTGATAACAAACGAGATATCAGTTCCTGAAGATCCTGAAAGAAAAAACGAGATAGCGGAGGCGGTGAGTTAACACTGGAGTATATCGAACGATTTTGCTTTGGAGTCTTAAGATTTCCACCTCCGCAATTTTATGAAATGACATTAAGAGAGGTTATAATAGCCATGCAAGGTTATAATAATCAATTTGAAATAGAGCAGCAATTTGAGTGGGAACGTGCCAGGTGGCAAACAACACTTTTATTAAATGTTCATACGGCAAAAGGAAAGTCGATTAAGCCAAAAGATTTAATTGAATTTCCTTGGGAGACAGATAATGTAAAACCAATAAAACGAAGTTTAACAGAAATTGATAAATCAATTTTTGAGAAATGGGATAAAGAGTAAAATATGGCAGGCGGTTCTACTTTAATGCTAAAACTTGGCATAGATGTTTCCAACCTTTCCAGAGAACTGGCCAAGGTGGAAAGTCGCATGGCTAAGTTTGGCTCACAAATGCAATCTATAGGCAGCACAATGACGCAGTCTATTACGCTGCCATTGATTGGTGTTGGTGCGGCTTCTTTAAAGGCATTTGCTGACATGGAGAAGTTGGAGAAGGGATTAACTGCTATTATGGGTAGTAGTGAAGGAGCAAAGGAAGAGTTAGATAAATTAAGGAAAGTTGCCGAGAATCCTGGTCTTGCTTTACCTGAAGTTGTTAAAGCTTCAGCTTCTTTGCAATCAGTAGGAATGTCTGCCGATGCTGCCAGAGAAACTATTACACAGTTTGGTAATGCAGTAGCAAGGTCTGGAGGTGGTGCAGAACAGTTTAGTGGAGTTACGTTGGCATTAAGTCAGATAAGTGCAGTTGGTAAAGTTACACAAGAAGATCTTAATCAGATAAAAGAAAGGTTGCCAGAGTTTGCCAGAGTGATGAAAGAGGAATTTGGCACAGTTACTGCAGAAGGTATAAGGGCAATAGGTGTAAGTAGCGAGGAATTTATTACGCGATCCGTATCTGCCTTAAGTAAGTTGGAAAGGGCGCAAGGAGGGTTAGGGAATACGTTTGATAATTTAAAGGATAATGTAACGGCTTCTTTGGCAGAATTTGGTAAAGCAATTAATGAATCATTAAATTTACAAGCCGTTGCAGAAAGTTTAAGCAAATATATACAAGGATTAGTAGATGGATTTAAGGCGCTTAATCCAGAGACGCAAGGCTTTATAGTTAAGGCTGCTTTGGTAGCCGCATCTATAGGTCCTATTATATTTATTGTGGGTAAATTAATAAGTACATATGGTGCTTTAGTTGGTGCTACAAAATTTGTGGTGCAAGGAATTGGTAATATAAGTAAAGCATTTACCTACTTAGCAGCTAACCCAATGATTTTAGTTGTTACTGCATCAATTGCTGCGCTTGGTGCGATTGCCTTATATGTATATGATAATTGGCAAGCATTTACTGATAGATTTAAAAATATATGGATAAATATTAAAAATAGCGTGATGTCAGGTGTGGCATCAGTTTTAAAAAGTATAGATAATTTACAAAAATCTCTTGGATTAAAATTATTTAATCTTGATGGATTAACTGAATATCAAAAAGAGCAAAGAATTGTTGCTACTGAATTTAAAAGTATTGGAGAAACGGTTGATAGTTTAAAAGGTAAACTTGCTTCATTGTTTACTACTGGTGCAAAAGCAAGTGGAGGTGGCGGAGGTATAACTTCACCAACTTTACCAACTGAACCAACTGCAATTAATACAGGTGGTACAGTCGGTAAAGCAGCTACTTTACAACCTTCTACACAGCCTTTAGGTATTACAACAATGTTGCCAACATTAGATGTGTTGCCAACAAAATTAACAAGCGTTACAGCTGAAGCAGAAAGATTAAAAGAAACAATATTAGCTTTAAATGATGCTACTACAAAATTTGTTCCTCCTATTCCTGCTATTGTAGCTTTTAAAACTGAAATAGAGTCTTTAGGATTAAAAATGAATGAATTAGGTAACGCATCAATAAATATTAATTCTGCTATATCATCAGGTATTGGACTTTTAGCAAATGAGTTTGAAAAAGGTATAGGTTCATTTAATGATTTTGCTAATGCAGTAGTTAAAGGTGGTTTAAGCATTATAAAGTCATTGATACAACAAGGTGTTGCTGCAGCAGTAGCTAACACTTTAAAAGGGCCTGCTGGTACATTAGGTCCAGTTGGTGTAGCTATTGCAGGTGCAGCTGGAGCTTTAGCATCTGGATTATTTACTACAATAATTTCAAAAATATCTCCTCCCAAACTTGCAGAAGGCGGCTTGGCTTTTGGACCAACGATGGCAACGGTGGGAGATAATAGAAACGCAAGGGTTGACCCTGAAGTTATAGCACCTCTTTCAAAATTAAAGGCTATGCTTGGCGATGTAGGAGGCATGGGCGGAGTGTTGGAAACAAGGATAAGTGGCAATGATTTGATTATTTTATTAAATCGTTCACAAAAGACTTTAAATAGAGTTCAATAATGGCGGTAAGGTATCAAACGACTGTTTACAACGAGAAGAAAAGGAAGATAACTATATCTATTAAAGATAAAGATTATTCTGGTGCAGTCGGTTCTTTTGATACTATCAATATTCAGCTTCAATATGACAGTGAAACAAGCCAAGGCATGGAGCGTTTTGCTCCTATTATCGGATCTCGATTAAGATTAAATTTAATTATAAATTCTGCAGCTTTACAAACTTTGCTTAATGACATAGGATTTGCCGTTGAGGGTAGGTTTAGCATGGAGTTGACAAGTTATGAGGATGATAATACAACAGTACTATTTAAATGGTATGGATATATAGTTACTGATTTAGTAGAGTTTGAAGATGTTACAACGGATATAGGATTCACTGCACAAATTGAGGCGGTTGATGGCTTAGCGTGGTTGAAAACATTGTTGTATAAAAGTGAGGTAGGTCCTTATTTAGGTCAAGATACAGTAGTTCAGCATATTTGTAATTGTTTAAATCAACTGGATTTCGTACAGGAGAATTTAGTAGCAAATAACTTGCCAATACTACACACTGTATTTAATTGGCATGAAAATAGTATAACTTATTCAGCAAATAATGACTTTGCACTGCGCACAGTTATAAGTCACAGAGCCTTTTATCACAGAGATACAAAGAATAATTATACCTATCAAAGTTGCTACGATGTATTGAAAAAAATATGCCAGACATTTGGAGCAAGGCTTTTATTTAGTGGAAATCAATATTGGTTTATTCAAGTTAACGAATATCTTAATCCAAAGAATCATAGATATTTTAAATATAATGGTTTTGGCATTCAGAGTAGTGGTACATTTAATTTAGATTTTACTACTTTAAATCGGCAAACTGATTTAGCCAATAGTAAATTAATGCGTTTAAGCGGTGGCAGATGGTCATATTATCCTCCGTTAAAAAATGCAGTTATACGCTATAACTATTTTGGAAAACAAAATTTACTTGCCGGGAAAGAATATACCTACGCTACAAATGCGACACCTGAGCAAGTTATCACTCCCACATTGGATAGCACAAATGTAGAGGCAAGGTTAAGTTATACAGGCATTTTAAATTTTTACGCTGCGGTAATTTCTCCTGCTACTTTTGAGCCTTATCAATTTGTATTTGCTATTAAATTAGCATCTATAATTAATTCATTTCCTTTACAGGGTTTTGCATCTGCTAATTGGACATTGGGCAGTGGTTGGTTAATTGCTGATGGCATATTGGAGGGAACATTGGCTGCGACAGAAGCTTATTATACTACTTTTAGCGTTACTGCTAATAGAAAATATTACGTTAATATAAAAGTAAAATTAGATAATACTGGAGAGTTAAGGCTACGTTTAGGAGGAGTTACAAAAACAATAACTGAAAGTGGAGATTATGAATATATCATAGAATCAATAAACACAAATACATTAAAATTAGATTCTATATCTACTCCTAATTTTACTGGTAAAATAACATCCTTACAAGTAAAACAAGAAAATAAATATTTAAAAAGAAATGTCAATTATACAACTGGTTTTAATTTTCAGTTAGATGCTGCCAGTTGGGAGACATCAGCAGCAGAATATGAATTTAATGTAGAAACTGTATTTGCTGATAATGCTTTTGTAGTTAATAAAACAATATCATTTGATACTTTAGATATTCCTGAGACTGCTGAATATGTTTGGTCAATGCGTTTAAAGGAGATGCGCAATGAGGCAGGAACAAATATTATAAGCAATTACGCACTTTCATATACTATTAATAATAATTATTTAGAATTTCTTCCGGATGGCACTATTGGCGGACAAGCAGATATAAAAGAATACGGATCAGATAACGATGAAAAATCTTCTGTAGTATTTGATTTAGATACATACTTAGGCGATGGAATATCCGCAACAACAAATGGCGCTTTAAAAGTTAAAGAAGACGCTGGTACATTTAAGCTAAGTAATACCTGGGATGTTTCCTCCGGGCAAGGCTTTAACAAAGTGACGCAGCTTCTTGTGAATGAAGTAATAAAAGGACAGTTAAGACCTTTACCAAGAATGATAGATATGCCATTTCAAAATTTAAGCATAGATGATGTTTATTTACCTCACAAAGTAATTGAATACTCATCCGGATATTATGTATTTGAGCGTGGTTTATACGACTTAAACACAGATATTTGGAGAGGTGATTACTTTAAAATAGATGAGCATGCCTAGTTATACAGAAAGAACAGTTTTATCGAAACCTCGCGACTTTGCAGAAGTTGCTAATAACGCAGGAAGTGGCGGAGTAGTTAATAATAATGTTAATGAAAGCATTACCAATGTAACTGTAACAGGTTCTTTAATTTCTATATTTTCAGAGGAATTTATTGCAGTTAATTCCAATGTTTTAACGTACACTAAAAACGATGGAGTTTTGCCAACCACAAATACAGATGCATCTATCCAAGTTTATCAAAATGGGCAGAAATTAATTGCATCTCAATATACCATTACTCAACCAAGCACAATTACAATAGATAGTAATACGCATTACGATGGTTCAAATTATATAATTTTTGCAATAATTATAAACTAATGGAAATACAAGCACCTAAGAAAGAAAGAAAGATTTTAAAATCTATTGGTCGCATTGCTGGTGTTTTAGCGCAAGAACTTGTACTTGGTTTAGGAAGAAAATACATAGGTAAAATGATAAACAAAATTAAGATTCCAAAGAAAAGAGAAACGCTATCCTTTCTCATCCTCCTTTCCTGCACCTTTGCCTTTGCCCAGTATCCAGCGACAGGCAATAAACAAAGATTGGGTTATCAAACAACTGGAGATGGATTGGTTTTTAGAGGAAGGTCAAGCGATACAACAGCATTAAAACCTTCTACTATTAATAATGCTTACCATTTATTTGATACAGTAAACAATGTCTTATTTAGTTACATTAAGACTAAAGGAGGATGGAAGTTTAATAATTCAGACACGGTAATTATTCAAGGTGCAACAATGCCATTTGATTCTATTACCTTTAATACGGCAAAGGATGGCACAGTAGGAGTGGGTGAAGTAGAATACAATGATTCGCAAGGCTCTTTGATTCAAGGCTTAAAAGGTGGCAATGTGACCAATGTAATAGGGCAGCAACTACATCAAAGAGTAAGCAATGTTACTGGCTCAACATTATCTAAGGGTACTGCGGTTTATTTGTCAGGTAGCCAGGGAAACAGAATAACGGCAGCCAAGGCACTTGCAACAAGCGATCCAACATCGGCAAATACATTTGGTATAGTGGCTGAAAGCATAGCAGACAATGCAAGTGGCTATGTTATTACAGAAGGATTAATTACCGGAATAAACACATCAGGATTAACAGAAGATTCTGCGGTTTACTTATCTCCAACAGTTGCAGGAGGATTAACATCAACCAAGCCACAAGCACCTAATCATAATGTTTATATTGGTGTTTGTGTTAAGAGTAATGCTGGTTCTGGTGAATTGTTCGTCAAAATAAAAAATGGCTTAGAATTAGATGAATTGCATGATGTGTTAATTACATCGCCTGCAAGTAATGCAAGTTTGTATTATAAAAGTAGTGAAGGTATTTGGCGAGACACAACTGCAGCACTTTTGGTAAGTGACACAGCTACCATGCTTACAAATTATTTAAGGTCAGGTGTTGCAGCTTCGACATATCAAACAAAGTTAAATGGCACTGGTTTTGTAAAAGCAAGCGGTACAACCATAACTTATGATAATTCAACTTATCTTACATCCTCAACTGGTGTTACCACTTTTTCAGCAGGTACTACTGGCTTTACACCATCCTCTGCTACATCTGGCGCAGTGACATTGGCTGGCACATTAGCAATTGCCAACGGAGGCACAGGTGCTACATCAGCCTCTGCTGCAAGGACTGCTTTAGGTGCAACGGTTCGAGGTGCAAATACTTTTACTTTAACAGATATAGGAGCAATTTCATTTTTAAGATACAATGCAGATAATACGGTTAGCCAAAGGGCAGCCGATGGAATGCGTAGTGATTTGGGAGGTACAACAATAGGCCAATCAATGTTTACATTAACCAATCCTTCTGCTATTACTTTCCCAAGGTTTAACGCTGATAATACGGTGAGCGCATTAAGTGCTACAGATTTCAGAACTGCTATTGGCGCAGGGACAGGTAATGGAAATGGTACTGTTACAAGCGTTACAGGAACTTTACCTATTTCATCAAGTGGAGGAACTACACCAAATATAACTATTGCTAATGCTTCAACTACTGCATCTGGTGTAGTTACTACATCAACTCAAAGTATGGCAGGAAATAAAACATTTACGGGAGATTTGGCAACAAGTGGAGCATTTAGCGCAACAGGTTTTAGCACATTAACAGGCGGTGCAAGTGTAGGTACAATGGCCACAACATCTTCATTAACTCATGTTCTTGGTGTAAATAGTAGTAATACAATAGGTGAAATATCCATAGGTAGCGGATTAAGTTTAACAAGTGGTTCTTTATCGGTTACAAGAGGTGATAATGGTTATTTATCATCAACATCCACAACAATATCACTAATAAGTGATTACGGTTTAATTGAGCAATTATATTTAAAAATAAATCAAAGTTCTACGGTTACAATTACATTACCAACTGCAAGTTTAAATACAGGTATGGCGATTACTATAAAAAATATAGGAAATGGTGCAGTTAATTCAAATGCAAATAATATTGAACCTTTAAATAGTTCAACATTAGATGCAATAATATTAACATCTGGTGGAGGTAAATTTACTACTCTTGTAAGCGATGGTTCTAACTGGTTAAAAATGGCTGGAAATTAAATAGTATAAATATGAAATCAATAATTTACAACCTTTTAAAACTTGGTTATGACGGTATAGTTTATTCTATTTGTTGTGGAGTAATTTTCTCGTTTTTTCTGCCTATCCAACATTTTTTGAGTTTTACAATTTTTGTAGTTTTTTCAGATACAATTACAGGTATTCTTGCGGCAAAAAAAAGGAATGAAAAAATAACAAGTAAAGGCTTATATCGTACTTCACAAAAGATTGTTGTTTATTTTGTGGGTATCATGATTTTTCACGGTGCTAGTGTTACTTTTGGGTTACCTTCGCAAATAGTATATAGTGTTAGTTTCTTAATTTCATTCACTGAGTTATATAGTATTTCGGAGAATATAAAATCAATAACTGGAGCAAACATTGGTACAATTATTCTTAGATTTTTCAGACGTTAAAAACAAATAAAATGATTGAAACAAATTTAAAAAGTGCGTTAAAAAACGCAGACACAGTTAAATCACCCATAGGTGATATTGCTTGTTACTCACTTAATTTTGCAGAGCTAGCAGGAGAGGTGAATATTTTTATGGAAAACAACAAAATTAAATTCACGTGGCGTGAATACATCCAACTTGCTCAAATCATTTGGGACAAAATCAAAGAGACAAGCAAAGAATGTGCTGGCAAAGAGATAGAGGTAAAATTACCTCCTAAATTATCGCTCGTAGCTGCATGTTTTTCGCTTATCGGCTTTAAATTATAGGCGCAGAAAGATTCGCTACCTTAGTGCCGAGGGGATAGGATGTATTCTTATCCCCTTTAAAATAAACAAACATGAAACTTAACAAGATATTTCCGAACACGCATGAATTTAAAGATTATCAAGTTTATGGCAAAGAAAGATGGATGCTTTTTATATCCGATGTTCACCTTGATTCTGTACATTGTGACCGTGATAAATTAAAGCAACACCTTGATTTAGCACTTAAACGCAATGCACCAGTATTTATCTTCGGTGATTTGCTAGATTTGATGCAAGGCAAGTATGACCCGCGTAGTAATAAAGGTGACCTTAATCCTAAGTACAACTCTTCAAAGTATATTGATGAGGTAATTAATGATGCTGTAGACTTTCTTACTCCTTATAAAGACGTACTTGCTTTCTATTCCCCAGGCAACCATGAAACATCGGTTGAAAGGAGGATAGAGTATGGAATTGCGGATAAAATTGCTTATAAACTTGATATTTCTAAAGGCAATTATTCAGGATATATTTATTGTAGGTTTTTTGGTTATTTGGAAGATACTGGTTCTTTGCCTTTGATAATTTCCTACCATCATGGGTACGGAGGTGGAGGGCCTGTTACACGAGATGTTATACAGACAAATAGAAAAGCGGTTTACCTTCCAGATGCACAAGTTATTATCTCTGGACACACTCATGACAGATGGATAGTTCCAATAACACGGCAAAGATTGTCACGATATAAGGAATATGTTGACCAGCAATGGCATATTAAAACTGGGACTTACCAAAATGCTCCAACAGAATTTAATGGATATGTTGTAGAGAAGGGTTTAGCACCTAAAGCTGGTGGTGGCATATGGATGAATTACACGATAGATAATACAAAATCCTTAGTTTATAATTTTCAATTTGCAGAATGAAACCAAACGAATTTTTAATATGTCTTGATGCCGGGCATGGTGGCATTAACAAGGGTACAGGTCCTGAAAAATATGTCACCTATCCATCAAAGTGTTATCAGCACAGAGTAGGTAAGTTTCATTCCTATGGCTGGTTTTTTGAGGGAGTGTTTAATCGCTCATTAGCTAACTATTTAGAGCAATACCTTATAGACTATGGCTTTCAGGTAAAAAAGATTTATGAGCCAGTCACAGATACATCTTTAAATAAACGCTGCCAACTTGCCAACTCTTACGCTTCTATGGCTAAGCACTCCATCTTAGTATCCATTCATGGCAATGCTGCAACTCCGACTGCCAGAGGATGGGAGATATTTACATCCCCAGGACAAACTAAATCGGATCTCCTTGCAACTTGCATTGGTGACCAAGTGCGTACTGCCACTCCTGGCTGGGTGCATAGAGCTGATTACATAGATGGTGATTTGGACAGAGAGGCAAGGTTTACGATGCTTACTGGTATATCTATGCCAGCAGTATTATCTGAAAATGGTTTCTTTACTAATTACAATGATGCTTGCCTAATGATTGACAATAGTTGGCAGCAAAGTATTGCCAAGGCTCATGCAAAAGGAATATTAGATTATGCCGTTCAGCAAGGTGTGGTATGGGAATAAAAAAAGGCGCAAGTTTTTGCTCCTGCGCCTCAAAACACCTTTTTAAACACTCACAAACATTAATTAACAACTATCTTAACCATTATTTTATTAATTAATCTAACTGCAGATTCTTTTACATCTTCCTTTTCACTATTCATTTTTGTTATCTGCCAGAGCAAAGATACCATTCTTTCTGGATTCATGTACTCATAATATTTTCTATTATTTTCGTCAATGCTATTATAAAAAGATACAAGCGTAGCTGCTGAAGATACAACATTGTTTGTCTTAATTGGTTTAGGATATTTTGTTACCATAGCTTCACAAAGTGCTATTTGTTTTTTGTCTAAACCATAATTTTTAGTTGCCATTTGTTCCTATTTTTAAGAGTGATAATTTTGTTTTTTCTTGTTTCATTCTTTGCTCAATAATTCCCATAAACCATTTGTCTTGGTGTCTGCGATCTTTCATTGATTCTGCAAAATAAATTTGTTGTAGATTATGTATTCTTTTTCTAATTACTTTTTCCTGTATCATTTGAAATAGGCTTTAGCAATCAACGCTAATTGAAATGCGTCAATTTCATCTTGAGATAATTTTTTGTTACCGGTCAATTCAAGTTTCATTCCTTTAATTACAGACATTGCATAATCCAATGTCCATTTGCTTCCTTTGTCTTGTGGTGATATTCCTTTTACAGTGTGTCCGTACAATTCTAACCAATCAATCGTAAATCGGCTTGCGCCTTGGTTCATGCCTACATTGCGGCTTATTTTCGTTCGTGATCTGCCATCTACATATTTTCTAAATGTAATATTTTGTAGGGATGAATCCTCCACAACCACCACTATATCAGTTGCCCAGGTTAATGCATCTTTTGCCCAGTCAGCAAGTTTTTTATATTTGCCAAAATAGACTTTATTCTCATCAATGATACACACTGCAAAACCGTTAAGCCTCATTGAAGGATCAATCCCTACATATTTTTTTACCATTGTACTTTCTTTTTTATAAAGTTTTTTCTCGTATACCTAACAAGGAATTTCAACAAGTCAACGTAATCCATAGTCTTACCTTTATAAGTCCATAACTGCGTCTTTTTATTGTACTTTAAAGTTTGCGTACCATAAGTCATAAATAAATCATTATCACTTACAGGTAATGTATAGCCATCCCAAAAGTTCCAGGAAGATAAGAAATCAGTTGTAATAGTGTCAATGTAATGCTTATCCTCGTGTCTATCGTAGTAAGTTCTCTCTAATTTATCTCCTCCAATCTTTTCAACGCTCATCCAGTTAAATGCCATGAAATGGTTGCTTTGTGCTGGTAATAAATAAACGGCAAACATAAAGCAAACGGCCATTGTAAATTTAATCGGCTGAGTGCTGCTGATGTTTGTTGTAGTAGTTTCCCTTACAACTCTCCTCCTCCTTGACCTTGGCTCTTTTACACCAATGCCGTATGCTTCTATGCCTTTTTCTATAAACTGAATTTCCAACACATAGCCAAAGCAGATTATCGCTCCAATGAAGAAAAACATAGCGTAAAACTCGGCACCAGTGCTTTGCCCTTGGATACTAAACCATAACTCTAACAATGCTATTACTGTAGCAGCAGCAGCAACACGCGGAGGATATTTACTGCGCTTGTCGGATGGGTTTAAGAAATCAATAAAGACAACTGCAAATCTGCCAAACTGAAGCATAAGAGATGCTGGAATGGAAAGCATTAAAGGCAAAGGTAAAAAGTACACGTTGAGTGCTGCGGTGATTAGGTAAGTAAAAATAATACCTGTAAAAATGATTTTAGGCATTGAGGATGTAATATCCTGAAATAGCCATTCAAAGTTTTGATTGTTGAAATTGTTTTTCATGTTTGTGATGTTTTTTGTTAATGATGAACAAATATACAAAGTATATTTATAATTCAAAATAAAATAAAAAAAAAAGTGGGAAATAAATTACTTCCCACTTGAATGCACAGAAAACTACTCCTCCCTAAAAATTTCTTCTCTTCGCTTGTACATCTCATCTGCTGGTACAATCGTTATTTCCTTTGCGCTTGTTTCTATTCGCAATTTTTTAAACTCCTCAATTGCTTCCTCAATGTTATTGCCAGGCACACTCACAGTGCCTTCTTTATATCTAATAACATATCTTTTTTCTTTCACTTCCATGTTTATTTATTTAAATAGTTTTTTGATGCTACTGGTTCACTGCCTTGGTTTGAATATTTGGCATCTGCCTTGCTTGCATAATCGGTGTATGGCATTTCGCTAATGTCGTGATAACAGATTTGTGCAATCTTCATACCTGGATATATCTTAACTGGCTGGATGCAGGCTAATTCCAATGTCCAATGTCCTTTAAAATTCACATCACCAAATCCTGCGGTAATATGAACAAATAAACCAAGCCTTCCTAATGATGATTTGCCTTGAATAATTGGAACGTGGCGAAGTGTCTCCGTATATTCTACAGTTGAGGCAAGATAAAGAATGCCTGGTTGTAAAATCATACCTTCATCTGGTATAATCATTGGGGCATAATGGTTCTTTTTCCTGACATCAAGAATATGATCTGTATACATTAATAGCGTTTTTGACAAAGTTAAATCAACGCTATTAGTTCCAATATTTTCTTCTATCAATGGATCAATAACGATGTTTTTTAATGCAATTTCGTCAATAATAGTTTTGTCTGTTAATATCATTTTATTATAGTTATAGGTGAAACGCATCTAAAGATAATATAAATTTATTTGTTAGCTTCAATTCATGGAGCATCTCCATGGCTATATACCTGGTCTCTGCCTGGGCATTTGCGTCAATGCGTAGCTTAAACATATTAATGTAAGCGTAGAGAGATCCGGTCCAAATAAAAGTAGTATTTAGGTTTAAAGGTAAAATAGTTCTG